CTTGCCAGTTTGATAAGTAAGGTTAATTAAGCGCTACACCCAAAACAATCAAATTGACTGTTTTCTGGTTTAACCGATTCCTGAACTTGCATTGGTTCTGGTTTAGGTGTGATTACAGCGGTTGGTGTTTCAGCACTGGTAATGCTAATTGCCAAGTGTTTTGCGCCTGTTGAGATAGCTTTTGTTCTAACATAGTAACAAAGTGATTTAAGACCACGTTTCCAAGCCCAGAAGTGACTAGATGACAATTTCTGTACAGTTGGATTCTGGAAATAAACGTTCATAGACTGAGATTGGTCAATGAAAGGTGCTCTGTCAGCCGCCATATCAATCAATTCTTTCTGTGAAACTTCCCAAATTATTCTATATTTTTGAATTAAATGTTCAATTCTTTTAATTTTTTTCTCATAATGTTTGTCAGTTGTATCCAAAAATTTATTAAAATTAATATTTTGGATAGACCCTTCGTTCATAATTATTTCGTTTTTAAATGTTTCTGACCAAATACCCAAATCTTCAAAATCTTCAATTAAATATTTATTAGCGATTAAAAACTCACCACCAACAACTCTTCTGTTGAATAAATTAGATGGTATAACTTCGGTCATCTCATATGAACCAGTAATTTTAGCCGAAGATGCCACTGGCATTTGTGCCGTGAATAATGAGTTACAAACACCGTAAGTTTTAACATTTTCTTTTAAAGAGTCCCAATCCCACATCAATTCACTTTGATCAATACCCCACATATCAAATTGGAATATACCTTTTGACATTGGAGAACCTTTAAAATGTTTGTAAGGTTTGTATTCACCAATTTTACACAACTCATTACTTTCAGTGATAGCAGCAAAGTAAATTGTTTCGAATATTTTTTTATTAAGGGTTTTAGCCTCTTCAGATGTAAATACATAATCCATTAAAAAGAATACATCGGCAAGTCCTTGCACACCAATAGCAATTGCTCTTTGGTCTAAGCCACCTTTTTTACCTTTTTCGGTCGAGTATGAGTTAATGTCAACAACTTTGTTAAGTGCTCTAACAATTTTTTTAACCTCAACATAAAGTCGGTCAAAATCAAATGTTTTGTTTTTAACATAGTTTTTAACAACTACAGATGATAATGTACAAATAGCTGTTGTCTTTTCGTCCGTAAACTGGTAAATCTCGTTACAAAGATTTGATTGTTTAATAACACCAATATTTTGGTGATTGGTTTTTCTATTAGCATTGTCTTTTGAACAAAGGTAAGGTACACCACTTTCAACTTGCGATTCAATAACTTTAATCCAGATTTCCTGAGCCTTTATTTTCTTTCCTAAGCCCATTTCTACAGCTTTGTTATAGTTATCCTCATATTCATCCCCAAAACACTCCTGAAGTGGTTTTAAACCGTTCTTAACGATGTCATTTGGGCAGAATAAATACCAATCAGTATCATCCTGGACCGCTCTCATGAAATTATCTGGGATCCACAACGCTGTGAACAAATCTCTTGCTCTTAATTCTTCAGCGCCAGTATTCTTTTTAAGTTCAAGTAAGTCAAAAATATCTTTGTGCCATGGTTCAATATAAATTGCAGCACTTCCTGGCCTACGACCTTGTTGATTAAAGAAACGAAGTGATTCGTTTACGATTTTAAGGTATTTTAATAACCCACCAGCAAATCCACCAGATGTTTTAATTCTACTTTCTTTACTACGGATATTTGACATACATAAACCAATACCAGCTGCATCAGCAGAATAAACTGAGATGTCTCTCAAACTATCTAAAAGACCGTTTCTTGAGTCATCGTTATTGTAATGCAATACACACGATGCTAATTGAGGAATTTTGGTACCTGAATTAATCATGATTGGTGTTGCGGGTGAAATGAATTGATTAGATAATGCTTCGTAGTACTCAACTGCCTCTTCAAACGATTTAGTCACCCATAAAGCTACACGCATATACATGTGTTGTGGTCTTTCAATTTGTTTACCCTGTGATGTTTTTGTTAAATACATCTCATGTAAAGATCTCCAAGCAAAATAGTCAAACTGAAAATCTCTTTCATGATCGATAGCCGCATCTATTTCATCAGCACCATACTCTTCAATCATTTTTATTAAATCTTCATTGATGATACTATCCTCAGCTAACAATTTCATTGTTTCGGTAAAGCTTGGGTTTGTTTCTTTGTGATAAGATGATATGGCGATATGTGCGGCCAATTTACTGTAATCGTAATGACTACCAGTATATGATGCCGCTATTTCAGCCAACAACTTATCAATTTCTTTTGTTGTTATAACACCCTCATTTGGTAATGAGGTAATTCCTTTTATAAAAATTTCGTCTGAACTAACCTTTAACCCTTTAGCGGCTTTCTTAATCCTAGTCAAAATTTTTGACGGATTAAACGCAGTTTGCTCATCATTACGTTTTTGTATGATCATTTTATTTTTTTTATTTGTTTAGTTTAATTTAAAAATCTTCAGTAAAGCTAAGCTTCTCATTCAATTTAGCTTTCTGATACTCTACTGTTCTTGACTCAAAAAAGTTACCTTTTGTCTCTACAGCAATTTGTTCCATGAATTTAAAAGGTTGTTCAACATTGAACTCTTTTTTGCACCCAAATTTAACCAACAAACCATCTGTAACAAACTCTAAATATTGTTTCATTAAGTTTGAGTTCATACCAATAAGTGACACTGGTAATGACTCTGTGATAAATTCTTTTTCTATTTCCAAAGCAGATAATAAAATCTCTCTGATTCTAGCTTCTGATGGTTTATTTTCAATGTGATTGTTGATTAGGTGTATTGCGAAATCACAATGTAAATTTTCATCTTTAAAAATAAGCGTATTTGCGTTACATAAACCCTGCATTAAACCTCTTGATTTTAACCAAAAAATTGAACAAAAGGATCCTGAAAAGAAAATACCCTCTACTGCTGCAAATGCAACTAGTCTTTCTTGAAAAGAAGCGCTTTCAATCCAATTAAAAGCCCACTTAGCTTTTTTCTGTACCGCTGGTAAATGTTCCAATGCCCTGAAACTTTCTAGTTTTTCTTGTGCGTTTGATATGTAAGTATCAATTAACAAAGAATACATAAGGCTGTGGATGTTTTCCATGGCAATCTGAATCCCGTAAAAAAACTTGGCTTCTGGGTATTGCACTTCCTTTAAAAAATTCTCAGCAAGGTTTTCATTTACAATACCATCCGATGAGGCAAAGAATGATAAAATGTTTTTAACAAAATACCTTTCATTATCCGTTAAGTTTTGCCAATCCCTAATATCGTTAGATAGGTCAATTTCTTCTGCCGTCCAAAATGCGGCCTGATGTTGCTTATAGAACTCCCAAATGTCGTTGTGTTCGATGGGGAAAATAACAAACCTATTTGGATTTTCCTGTAAAATTTTTTCTTGCATAATTTTTTATTGATCTTTAATTTTTCTTGTTTAAATAAATATGGGCAAAGATACAATTATTATCCTAAATCTGCACTAATTTCTGTCGTTTCTTCTTTATCTTTTTTCAACCCTTCAAGATATTTTCTTCTACTTTCAACGCTTTGCTGTTGTTTTTGGGTCTCAAAACCTTTTTCAGTTAACATATCATTTGTGTCAATTAAAATTCTTGAGTTGTCAAATAAACAATCTTTAAATATCATACCATCATCACCCATACGGTTTTTAAGGATTGATATTGTTGCAACCTTTTGATCTTTTTGTTCAAGGGTTTTACCGATACTCATAATAAAGTGAGCAATCTGCGCCTTTTTAAGGTTACCACCCATGTTTTCAGTTTTAACAACCTCAACACTCGTTGAGCTTCTGTTACCCTGGGTTGCGGTCCAACCAGCAACATTCATCTCGTCTACCATACTTTCAAATGCACGCATGATCTTACCCTCATTTGACCACTCCTCTGAATTTGAGTGCTCTTTCTCCATAGAAAGGCAGTCGATGTAGTCTAAGACGAGTATGTCTACTTTAGTGCCCTTAGAATTGATTTTTTTGATTATGTTTTTGATTTTATTTATCGTAACACCATCGGCTGGTAATTTCTGTAAATACAAATTATTTTTGTGTTCATCTTTAATCAGTTTAATCTTACTTTGTATTAAAGATTTATTATCAGATAACTCACTAAGAGGTATAGCAGTTAAAGCTGAAAAGTGTTTTCTTTGCACAGCTTCTTCTTTATCTTCAAAAAATATTTGTAACACAGTTTTACCGCTAAGAAATGCGCTACTAGCGACTTTTGTTAAGAAAGTCGTTTTACCAACACCAAGTGGTGCAATAACTAAACCAACCTCACCTTTTGATAGCCCACCTTTTGTGCAACTATCAATACCATGAATACCTGTTGGTATTGGATCTCTATAATCTTCTGATAATACCTTGTCTATGTTATCAAATACTAAAATAGGATCTTGTTCTTCCTTAAAGGTAATAGCATCCTTAATCTTTTTTTCGATTTCATCGTAGTCTGAAATAACACCACGGTCTAATTTTGTTTTTATCTCATTTACAGCAGTACGTATTGACTGTAATTTACAGAATTTTTTAGCATTATTCTGTGTATTTAAATTACCAACTTTACAATCTTCTATATCGTTGATAGTATCATCTAATTGCGTTCTAAACGCTTCATGCTCAACAGGAATTTCGTTTTTAACCTCAAGTCTTAATGATGGGAAATTTAATAACACATCATGTTCTTTATGGTAATTCTTAATTATGTGAGCAATCTTTTGGAAAGCCTCAGACGGAAAATACTTTGGTTCAATAATATCAATTATTGATTCACCAAATTTGTGGTCTGTAACTATTTCATTAATTAATTGTAATTGAAAGTCTTTGCCTAAATCTTCAAAGCTGCTTATTATATTGGCCATTTAATTTTATTTTTATTGTGCTTGTACTTGTGTTTGTGCTTGTAACTGTAAATTGTACCCAAGGTATTCTGTATCTAACTCCCTTGTTGGGGTACATAAACATTTTTGAATACGTGTAATCAATTCATAGATGTGTTGACGAACATCAACTGTGTATCTAACCTTTACAGGATAAATTGTCGCATCCCACTCTCTGTAGGCAATTACATTACCATCGTGTTTAACCACAATTCTCATCATGTCTTTAGAGGTATTTTGTTCGTAGCCTGGTGTTTCCAAAAAATATCTTTGGTGTTCAGTCATGAAGTCTAATGCTCTGTCTTTTAGGACACTTTTAATTAACTCAACGTTTTCGTCAACTGCATATTTAAAGTTCATTGAGTTTATCGCTTTGTTATTAAAACCGATAATGTTAAAGAATCTTTGTACGATAATGTTGTCGTTTAGATAAAGTGTAAATTCAAATTTACGTTGTTCTCTTTTTTCTTCCATGTTATTTGTTTTTTGTATTGTATGCATTTTCTTCTTTTTTTATAATAGTAATAAAAGAACTCCAGAAAACAAAGAATGAGTCATCATTTCTTGGTAAAAAGTTTAATAATTCATCTTCTTTCATCATTTCCATGATTTTTTTAATACCGCCACGTCCTTCAGGTGATAAAGTTTCGTTAACCATTTCACTAATAGCTTCCTTTAACTCTTCAGTAACATATGGTTCTTTGAGGTTGATTATTTTATTCATTACCGAAAAATAATCAGTTCCGTATGTACCCCATTTAGTTTCACCGTTAATAATCGTGTTTAACGTTTTATCATTCGGTTTTTCAATTAATAGTTCTTTTGTTCTATCAATAACCCAATCCTGGTTAACGGTTTGTTTTTTTATTTCTGGAAAATATTTTAATACTGTTTTTTCAGCAATATTTTGTAAACCAGATATATTATCACTTGTATCCCCAGCAATCATTTTAATGATACCAACATTTGAATAATGGTAATCAAAATAGGTGTCAAAATTATCCATATTGATCATAACCTTAGCACCTTTTATTGTCAAACACACTTTTGTATTTTCATCCAATAATTGTAGTAAATCACGATCATTTGTGTAAACAATCTTACTCTCATTAACTGAGTTCATTGAATAGTATGCTATACCGTCATCAGCTTCACATCCATCAATTTCAACCTGTCTAATTGATAATTCCTCTAGGTATTGTTTGATTCGGATTCTTTGTCGGTCCAAATCGTGTTTTTCATCAATCGTTACTTTATTATCACGGTTTTGCTTGTAGTATGGGTAGTAACCTTGTCTATATTCTTTAGAACCTTTACCTTCCCAAAACACAACAACTTTTGTAACTGCGTAATCTTGATAGAACCTCTTAATGGTATTAATAAAATGGAATATGGTACCAACGCTACCTTCTTTTCCTTGAAGTTGCTTGGTACCATGAAACCCTTGTTTTAGTAAATATTCACCATCTATAAGTAATGAGTTAATAGTAGTATTAACTTTATTACGCCTTATGGGTTTATTAATCTTCATCGGAATAAGAGATTTTTTGGTTAACCTCGTATTCCTCTAACTCAAAGTTAGCATCATCTATTTTACTAGCCCAGTACTCAAAAGTTTCTTTTTTGTACAAGTCTAACGCTACTTTATTATCACGTTTGTCATCTGTGATGAATCCGTGTGGTGTAACAATAATTTTTGAGTCAGCGTAACCAAGACCATTGATATGGTTTTTGTCTACAGTAACTTTGGTTCTTGTTGCAAAGTTAATTTTTCTACCTTTACTTGTTGCATCAATTTTGTTGATACCACCATCAGCTTCATTACCAAAACGGAAAACTAATGTAGCTGCCTGGTAAATAGCCTCACCACCTTTTGGTTTCATCTTAGGTTGACCCATTGGTGAATCTGGAAGTCTTACCCATGGTAAGTTACATACAACAAAACCGTTTAAGTATGGTGATGTTTCTTTACGGCTGTTATTGATTCTTTGGTTAATACCCATATTAATCTTTTCAGCCAACGCACCTGCGGTATGTTGTTTACCACCTTTACCTTCCCATGTCATTTTACATGGTACTGAACCAACTGAATCCCAGAAGAAACAAACATCATAAGGTAAATCACCTTTTGCTTGCATGTCTAAAACCTCATTGATGTAATCTGTAACTTGTTCAATGTAATTGAAATCGTCACGGTAAAGGAAAAATCCATCCCATTCACCAGTCTCTTCGTTTCTTGAACAATCCAAACCCATAAGTTGGCAGTGTTCAAAACTCCATTTCTTTTCAGTTACCAAATAAACTGGTAAGATACCCTTTCTTTGGGCATCAACTGACGCTGCAATTAATGCACTTGTTTTACCAGTGTTGGTATGACCAAGTAACATGTTAATGTGACCCATACACGGACCTGGAACGCCAGATGCCTCTAAAAAGGCTTCACCACAACTCAGAAATAAGTCTGATTTGTATTTAGTTGTCGTACTCATTTTCTTTTTGAGATCATCAAAAGAAAATTCTTTTTTCTTTACTGCCATATAATATTTAATGTTTAAAAAAAAACATGGACAAGTACTTGGACATAATGTCCATGTTAATGTCCATGTTTATAAGTTTTATTTTTAGAATGGTAAATCGTCAATCTTTAACTGACCCGCTGGTGCGCTTTCTTCTTCTTCTTCAACACCACCATCAATATCAGTATCTTCTTCAGACATAGCAACTGGTGCTGGTGTCTCATACTTAGCTTTAGGTGTTGGTGCTGAAGTTCCTGTGTAGGTACTAACACCATCTTCAACTTTAGCGATAAAGCATTTTTGCTCAGCATCCCACATTGGTTCACTACCTTCCGCAACAATGTTTAAATATTCAACAGATTTTTTCTTGAAGACATCAGTCCATGCCATTGGATTGCTTAACCACTCAACTGATTGGTTTTCGTCCTCAGACAATTTAGACTCTCTATCAGGGATGATAGATGCAACTTTAGTAAAACCAACTTTGCTGTCTTTTGATTTATCTCTAAGCATAGAGATTGTAATGTCGAAACCTTCGAATGGGTTCCAGAATGCACCGTATTTTTTAACAAGTGGTGCAATTTTGTCCATAATACCTGAACCGTCTTGTACTGCTGGGAATCTCCAGAATTTTACACCTTCATGCTCTTTACCACGTTCGATAACACGAACAATAAAGAACTGGCGTGATTTGTAGTTGATGGCCAATTTCTTGTCTTCTTTGTCCGCACTCTTCATTAAGAATTTGTACATCTCATTCAAAGGAGATTCGTCACCATCTTGTGATGGATCATAAAGTTTTGTCCATCTCTTACCAATTTTTAGGTTGTGGAAATAACCAACTTTGTACCATTTGGTAGGATCGTCTTGGTTAGGAAGAATCCTAACTGATTTTTCACCACTTTGTGCACCCTCATCAAGTGCAATTGTGAAATACTTTGTTAAGTCGACAGAACTAGATTGGGTAGTCTGTGTTGTTTTCGACTTTGCTTTTTCATAGTCGGCCAGAGTGTCTGTTGCGGCCTTGGACCAATCGATTTTTTTGTAGTCAATCATAAATATATAAATTTTATGGTACAATATTAAGAACAAAAAACCCAAAAAACAAACTTCTGGGGAAATATTTTTAAAATATTAGAAAATTGACTTGTACTTTTTGATA